CATCACATTATTCCGTTTCGGATAAGTCGTGACAACACTTCTGACAATCTAATTCCGCTTTGCGTAAAACACCACCGATGGGTTGAAACGATTCTAGTCGAAACGGAATCCTTTGGTTTTGACGCGGTGACGCGAGCAACGTGGATCGGAATGCTGAAAGAGCGTCAAATGGCAACAGCATCAAAGATCATGGAGATTCGGCGGACCACCCTTGAGGCCACAGGCCAGACATACGACGATCGAGCCACGGCATGATGCCAGCCCCTAAACCTCCCGGCCCAGGACGTCCAGCGCACCAGCCGACTGCGCAGACGCGCCGGACGGCTGAGAGCATGGCGGCCTATGGCATCCAGCAGGAAGAGATTGCAAAGGTGCTGGGGATAGGTAAATCGACACTGCACGTACACTATCGCGACGAATTGGACACGGCCCACACACGGGCCATCGCAGCCGTGGCGCAATGCCTTTACAAGCAAGCGACGGATCCTGAAAACCCGCGCAGCGCCGCGTCGGCTATGTTTTGGCTCAAGACGCGCGCGCGATGGCGTGAGACGACTGTGGTTGAGCAGACCGGCCTCGACGGTGGCCCGATACAGGTGGAGACATCCAGTGCACGCGAACGAATCAACAGCCGTATCTCTAGCATTGCTGCCCGAAGCACATCGGACGGAGATACTGACGAGCCTGAGTGACGCTGACATTGCTGCACTGGAATATGACTGGAAATTCTGGGCCAGACAAAACCAGATCGCCCCTGATGGTGTTTGGCAAACGTGGATGGTCCTCGCGGGCCGTGGTTTTGGAAAGACCGAAGCGGGCGCGCATTGGGTGCGGGAACGCTGGCAAAGTGGCGCAATGCAGATTGCGTTGATTGCCGAGACACAAAAAGACCTTGAGGAAGTCATGGTGCCGCGATTGCTGAGCATCCACCCCAAGGATGAACGACCCACTGCACGATTCCGCCCGGTGCGTTTGGTATGGCCTAACGGTGCGCAGGCACTCGGATACAACGGCACAGAGCCTGGACAGTTGCGCGGTCCCGAATTTGACACAGCATGGTGTTTTATTGCTGGCACGATGGTTGAGACACCGACGGGTCAGGTCGGTATTGAAACGCTGTCGTGTGGTGATCTTGTGATGACACGCAGCGGACCCCGACCAGTGGCCGCAAACTCAGTAAGGCGAGCGCAAACAGGCAAGGTCATCTTTGCGAACGGGTCGATTTTGGTTGGAACTTGCGATCATCCCGTTTATACTAGTCATGGCTGGACGAGGCTGGATAGTATAAACGGAGATGATGAAATATGTGTAAGCAATGCTTGGAGTGGGGGGGTGCCACGTGGCATTTCTATCGGAAGTATTACGAGCGGACAGTCAAATCCGGGGGCCAGCGATGGTCTGAGACGCTTCATCGGGAAGTTTATCGGCACGCGCACGGTAGCATTCCAGAGGCGCATGATATCCACCATATTGATGGAGATACAAAAAACAACGATCCTTCAAACCTTTTGGCGGTTACAAGGTCGGATCACCTCAAGCTTCATTCAGATCAAGCACTTCGGGCTGGAGAGCGTGCTAGGGAGATTGAGGCAACTAGGGTATTCGCTATGTCATGCTGTGTTTGCGGAACGTCCGTTGAGCGCCGCAGGAGAACGCAGTCCCCTATATGCAATGGCTGCGCATCGAAGAGGGCAGAGGAGCGGCGAAAGAAGCCGACAATCTGTTCATGCTGCGGTGAAAAATTCCAAAGCCGAAGTGGCAACTTTTGTTCGCAGCGGTGCGTCAACCTTTCAACGTCAGGCGGAACAAAACGTATATTGTCTCGCAGTTGAGGGAGATCCAGAATATTTCGCTAACGGCATTCTCGTTCATAACTGCGATGAATTAGCTAAATATCGCAGGGCGCGTGAATTGTGGGACATGCTGGCATTTACCATGCGGGCGGGCGACGACCCCCGCGTCATGGTAACGACAACGCCCCGGCCTATTCCTGTAATTCGTGAGATTATGCAGGACGCTACCACGGTGACGACAACAGGTAGCACATTCGACAACGCTGGCAATTTACCTGCTGCTTTTCTGACCAAGCTGAAAAAACGATACGGTGGCACACGTCTCGGTCGGCAGGAACTCGAAGCGGAAATGCTGGAGGATCTTGTCGGGGCGCTTTGGAACCTGACGGGCATCGACACCACAAGAATAGACGAAGCGCCTCACATGCGCCGGATTGTGGTCGCAGTGGACCCCAGCGGTACCAGCGGTGAATCAGACACAGGCGACAGCATCGGTATCGTGATTGCAGGCAAGGGCATGGACGGGCGCGGTTATGTGCTGGGCGACTATACGTGCAAGCTATCCCCGGACGGATGGGGCAGGCGCACAGTGGACGCCTACAAAACATTCGGCGCGGATCGCGTCGTGGCTGAGCGGAATTATGGCGGCGCAATGGTCGAACATGTCATCAGGACAGTCGATAAAAACGTGAGTTACAAAGAAGTGACGGCCAGTCGCGGTAAGGTGGTACGGGCTGAACCGATTGCAGCACTGTACGAGCAGTGTTTGGCCGCTGGATCAATGGTTACAACAGAACGCGGCGACGTTCCGATTGAATTAGTTAAAACATCTGATCGCGTAATGACGCGGCGAGGGTGGCGTAGTGTTTTATGGTCCGGTCAAACGGGGATTGCTGAGACAGGCACGATTAAAACGGAGTGTGGGAGGCTACTTCGTATGACGCCGTGCCATGAGGTTTTAACGCTTGATAAGTGGACCCGTGCGAGATACCTTGTTCCTGAAAGGGATAGGGTGGTGATATGGGAAAATGCGCAGATTGTGGAACGAAAATTGATAAGCGTGGACTTCGGTGCAAGTCTTGTGCCGCGACGCACAGATGGAAGACTAGAATACCAAAGAGAAATTATGAAGAACTTAACGGGGTGCGATACTACGAGCAACCTGATGGGTATTTTCGGGCAGGTCGCCACAGCGGTGGCGAATTGCTGCACCGCGATCTTTACCGGTTTCACCACGGCGAAATACCTGATGGGCACCACGTTCACCACGTCGATCACAACAGCGGTAACAATGATCCGGCCAACCTCATTGCCATCGATGGCAATGACCACTCACGGCACCACAACCCAACTGGACTGCGACAGCCTGTTTGCGAAAAGATGTGCGCGCAGTGCGGCTCCACATTCCCGAGCAAATGGGCGAAACAATCAATCTGCTCTGATGAGTGTCGGAGAGTCAGACGCGCGGAAACCGAAAGAACGAGAAGAGCCAGTTTACAACCTTCACGTTGAGGATGACCATGAGTTCTTCGCTAATGGAATACTTGTTCACAACTGCCGCATCAGTCACGTCGGTGCATTTGGCGAACTCGAAGACCAGATGTGCAGCATGGGCCCCGAAGGCTTTGTAGGTGATGGCAGCCCCGACCGCGTTGACGCGCTGGTATGGGCGCTGACTGATTTAATGATGGCAGACGATAATTCATGGGAAGGCACAATATGATACTGGACGGCCTTCGTAACATCGTGGCAAATCTCGGCACCAGCCGCGACAAGGCCAGCCATTCCGAGTACGTCGAGCACATGCTGTCCGACGCGCAGTTGATGGCGATGTACCGCACGTCTGCCGTCGCCAAGAAAATCATCGACATGCCTGCTGAGGACAGCCTGCGCGAATGGCGTGAATGGCAGGCGGACGCGGACCAGATCAGCGCGATTGAGGCCGAGGAAACCCGCCTTGGACTGCAGGGTGCTCTTATAAAAGCTAGCAAGCGGGCGCGACTGTTCGGCGGCGCTGCGTTGTTTATCGGGACAGGCGAACAGAATCTATTGCAGCCGCTCAATGCCAAGCGCATCGGGCTGGGCGGCCTGAAGTATCTGTCGATCCTGAACCGACGCGAATTGAGTGCGGGCGACATTGAGCGCGACCCGCGCCTGCCTGAGCACGGCAAGCCGAAATACTATACGATGAGCACCGACAGCGGGTCGGTCGATATTCACCCGTCACGGCTGGTTATTTTGCAGGGCGATGAAATCCCCGACGATCAATTCGCCGCTGACCTGCAGGGGTGGAGCGATCCGGTGCTTAATTCGGTGCTTACCAGCGTGCGCAATATGGACGCGACGGCTGCCAATGTGGCCAGTCTGGTGTTTGAAGCCAAGATCGACGTGATTGGCGTCAACGGGTTCAATGAGGGTCTGCGCAGCGGTGGCACGGCGTATGAAAACATGATGCTCGCCCGCGCTACGCTCACGGCCACGGGGAAGGGCATCAACGGCACCGTCCTGATCGACAAAGAGGACAGCTACGATCAGAAGTCTGCCAGTTTTGCCACGCTGCCGGACATTATGGATCGTTTCATGCAGATGACCAGCGCGGCGGCCAGCATTCCCATGACGTTGCTGTTCGGCATGTCGCCGGGTGGGTTGAATGCTTCGGGCGACATAGACGTAAGAAGCTACTACGACCGCGTTAAGGTCGTGCAGGCACTGGAATTGCAGCCCGCCATGTCGGTGCTGGATGAGTGCCTGATTTATTCAGCGCTCGGCGGCAGACCGGCTGAGATATTTTACAATTGGCGACCCCTCTGGCAGCCGACCACGAAAGAGCGCGCCGAAACCGGCAAGATCATCGCCGAGACGTTCGTTGCGATTAGCGGGCTGGACCTGCTGCCGCCTGAGGCTCTCGGCAAGGCTATCGTGAATGGCCTCACAGAGTCTGGCCTCGCGCCGGGCCTTGAGGCTGACGTGGCGGAGTATTTCGAGGGCGACGTGCCAGACAATGAAGAGGTTGAGGAAATATGACCGATATCAAGTTCACAGACTATGCTCCATTGAGCGGCACCCGTCGCACATCTGATGGGTTTCTCGTCACCCAAGCCCGCGCGGTACGAACGGGCATCCAGCTTTACACTGGTGCAGAGATTGGAATGGTGGACACAGATGTGGTCCGCGTTTACCGCCCAGAGGATGAAGTGCGCAGTCCGGCGTCTCTGCAATCTTTCAGCCACGCCCCTGTGACTATGGGGCATCCTGTGGAGGCGATTACCGCCGATAACTGGAAAGATTTTGCCATAGGTGAAGTCTCTACAGCGGCGACATGGGAGGACGATCATATCAGCTTGCCGCTGATACTGAAGGACGCCGCAGCAATTGCCGCTGTCGAAGCAGGCACCCGCGAACTATCCGCAGGCTACGTTTGTACGCTCGACTGCACGCCCGGAACCACACCGCAGGGTGAAGCATATGACGCCGTTCAGCGCGGTATCGTCATCAACCATTTGGCAGTCGTCCCTCGCGGGCGCGCCAATTCAACCCGCATCGGTGACGGTGCGGCCAACTGGGGCGCTACGCCCTGTCCCCCCAAGAGCAACGTAAAGGATCACGATATGACTATGCTCACTGTGGTGCTG